GAGATACCTTTTAAATATAATATACAATGTGCAAGTTCCCCACAAGTTGTCAGACAATAATATAAATCGAACGTATGAACTATAAGAGCGTTTATAAATTAAAACATATATCGTTAACAATTTATTTACAATTATGACATAATGTGTTAACAGTGCTATAGTAATATAACCATAGAGGAAAGAAAAGTAAAGACAGCTAGGAAAGACTAGCAGAAATGAGGAATTATGAGAGTTAATAGCTATAACAAGTTTTTCACAGAAGTAGCAAAGATTATGAATACAGAGGTAAAATCTGTAAAGCAACTTGACGGACGATACAAGGTTGAATTATCAAATCACGTATACTTAAATGTGTATAGAGGTGTTAGTGGTAGCCTTTTTATCCATGACCATAGAGGAATAGCACATATTACAAGTTGTTATGACTTTGATGATTTTAAAACGATGAAAGACTTATATGAAAGACTTATAACAGACTATAGTGAATCTACCAATGCGGAAACAGTCACACAACCTAGCGAAGAATCTATAAAAGATACTATTATAGCAGATGATAATATCACTTATCAGACTGCTAAAGTAACAAAAACTAAACACTCGGTACTTGATGTTATGCAATGCTTAATGTGTCAGGCTGATAGAGAAGGAAATCGTTGTGGCGGTGAACAATGGTGTAAGCAAACATGGAAACGATATGCTTCAATCGTCAATCCAGAATGGCATCATGTTAGCCTTGCCACACTTGCCAACATTGATTTTGATATGCTTGACGAAAAGCGCAAGCTTGTATTAGATATCAACCAGATATTAAAAGATGGTATTCGCAATTTATACAAATGTGAGAATCATATTTCGTTTGAAGTCTTAGAAAGATATGTAATTAGAAAATGTGATGAATTGATTCGACACAATCGTTTAAAAGCGTTCTGGTTTTCATATATTGCGAGGAAGCTTGATGAGGTTAGAAGAAACACTATATATTTATATACTCCATATATTACAGCGCATAGAAATAGATGGTAATTACATAGCTGTTCTAACGGCTATACGGGAAGAAAGAAGGAATTATGAATCTATATGGAATCGAAAACAGAAACACAATTGGTAAAGCAATTATGGTAGCAGATAGCAGAACAACTGGCGATTGGTTATATAATCACAATCTTAAATATGTAACGTGGGCAGAGGTAATCGGATATATGAATGTTAATTTGACAACTATTCACCCATATAACGGCAGATATGGAAAAGGTTTTGTAAGAGTAGTCCCGAGTTATTATAAAGGCAAGCCTTCTACAAAGTTTATGACAATTCAATATTGGATTGAAAAGTGAGGTGTTAACATGAAAATTTATATTCCATATTATGAAAACTGTTCATGGCATACTGCTACGTTAAATTCGTTAGAGTGTAACTTATATAAGCACAAGGGCGGCGGATATACAATTTTTGCTTATAATAACGCAGTCGCTTATAATGGAGATAATGTGTACAGTAATGAACTAGGTGCACTTGCATATCAGTGCAAAAACTATGGAAATGCCAATGTGTACAAATTGGATGTTGAAACAATTGGATGGAAAAACAGAAAGGAGAAATAACATGGATAATTTAACACAGTTAAAGAAAAATAGACTTTTGCAAGAAAGCAAAGATAAAATTCTAGAAACACCACTTTTTCATAATGACATTATGAAAATGTATGCTTATATCTACGATTGTACAGCAACAAGTGATACATTAGCGGAGATTCAGCTTATGGAAACAGTAAAAGCATCACTTGATTTTCTTGTAAGAGGGGTATTAAAATGAACTATTCAATTGGTGTATGGGGCTTCGATACCGATAACGATTATTACCACGACTGTGATATTATTAAAGCTAAAAATATATCGGAAGCGTTTAGTTACGCTTGTAATGTGCTCTGGATGGGTTGGACTTTTACAAGATTAGATATCGAAGAATTAAAAGAGTATACCTATATTGTAAAATATCATGATAATTATACTAATGAAAATGGTATTTTCACTTGTAAAGCTGACACAGCTTTTGAATCAAAAATAAAGTTTAGACTTTCTAAAGATTTTGCAGATACTAAACGTTATACAATAATCAGTGTAAAAGGAGTAAAGAAATGAGAACGATGAAGACCACTTACTGTGTGGAAATCGCTTTTCTGAATACAGATAGCGACGATATCAATGTTGAATATGTGGAATCTATTGGATATAACGCAAGACAGGCAGGTGATTATGCTATTGAATATATATCAAAATTGCCATTTGTAAGCTATATTACAGTTATATCAATAGAAAGAAAATAAGAAAAGAGAGGGCTTGCACCCTCTCTTTCTTAATTTAAAGGAATGTTAAATTCTACTCCATACAACTGAATCTCATCAACACTTGTAAAAGTAGCATACCCACTGCCGCTTATATCAACCAAACGGAGATAAATTGCACCACTATCTAACTGTGTAGCATCATACGGGTTGATAGTAAGAACAGCCATGCATTGATGATAACCAGATTTGTCATGAATAATAGCATTGCAGTTGCAAATACTTTGCGCATTTACAAACGAAAGATTATGATTCATAACCTTGTCAGCGGCACTTGTGAAATTCTTTGCAGGTTTGAAAGCCAGATCAAGGAAACTCGCCACATGCCTAAAGCTACAATGAGCGTTTGTATTAGTCAACACAACATTCATCTTATAATCATTAAGTGTACAACCAGTACCATCAAGTGCAAATTCGCCAACTCGATTCCATGACGCATACCCACCCATTGCCTTATAGATCATATCTGCAATTGAAGCTTGCCCACTTGCGTTAGGATGAATGTTATCAGATGCTAATACACCAGTCCAACGTAAAGCACTATCAGCACCACTCAAAAACTTATACTTACCCCAGTAAGTCTCGTATAATGTTTTAACTTCATAATACGCTTTTTGTTTTGCGGTGGTGGTAAATCCGATAATCGGTGTTGCAATCCATCCAATGTATAGTGTTGCGTTTGGTAACTGTGACATTAAATTTATAACATCTTTGATGCCCGAGTTGACAGTTGAAGAAGCAATAAATTGATCATTCCAACCGCCTGCAACAACAACATACTTAACCTGTTTCTTTTGCTTATCAGTCAGTGTAGCAATAGCTTGCGCCAGCAACTCGGAAAAGTGAGTATTCGCACCAAAACCGCTGCCACCCAAACTTTTATTAACATAGAACTTAGCATCTGAAAAATACTTCTCATGCAAAATATCACACCACGGCTTAACCATGCCGTCAGGTGTGTACCCTTCCCCATATGAATCGCCAATTGTAATCAATCCATAGTTGGTTAACCATGTATCAATAATATCCGACAATTCACCGCTGTTTTTCAGTCCGTCAAGGTATGCGTCAATAGCACCAATATAATCAAGATTATCAATGTAGTTTTGTATATCTTGCTGCCACTTATTCCATTGCTTGTAATAATCGTCCCACTTTGTATTCAAATCTTTAGTCGTTTCAAGAATCCAATCAAGATTTAAATTGTGGAAGTCCGTATACGGAAAATTAGAAAATGCCATTGTCTACCCCCTACTTAAATTGATCTGATGGAATCACGTTATACTCTTTACCGTCATCGCCTGTTACAAGAATTGGTTCGAATTCTTTATCAAAATAGTGGATATCTGGTATTTGCCCAAATTTCTCTATTATAGCTCGAAAAGAAGCGGCTTTAGTACTATCAATAATCGCATATCTAAGTTGGCATGGTGATTTTGAGTTAACGGGTGGAAAAGTTCTTTTTCCTAGAAGGGGCGAGCTTAGATTATTAATGGGGTAACAATTATTCGCTGATAAAAGGGTAATCTGTTCAAAACTATAACCGTCAGGTAGTCTTATATAACCATACTGAAGCGGCTCATTAGCATCAAATGTAACTTCAATAGCATTTCCTCTAACCGTTAGCTTCATAGTCTACCTCCTTTTTCCCAGCCAAATCCATCAATCACACCGATTGAAATTGTCTCAAGCTCTTTTCCACAGTGCATAAAGAAACCATGCCCTATGTCAAGCCCTATGTGTCTGCCTTTACCACCAAAAGTTGTATACAGTAAATCTCCATCTTTAGTCTTGTCAGGAGTTGTTATATTTGTGCAACTGTTTATATAGGCAGTCGAATACATAAATTTTCCAGTAACAAGATTGATAAAACCGCTGCAATCAATCAATATCTTTCCCATACAGAAAGCCTTAATTTGTGCTTTCTGCTGTGCGTTGTACTTTTTAAAATAATTTGGCTCTGCATTCCATAAAGCCTCAAAAACCTCATTAGTACATTTTTGCCCCTTCGCCCCGTAAAGGTAAGCGTACTTGTCACGGTTTTTGTAAAGCTCTCTAGCCTTAGCAATATAAGTAACGTTCTTATCAGGAATGTCATAAATCATAGTTTAATTCTCCTTTTCTTTTACAATTGTTAACAATTCTGTAATAACTTTTGTGTTATTATTCAGTGCGTCAACCCACTTTGAACTCTCTTGGTCATGCTTTTCGTACCATGTTTTTCTTTCTTCTCGCTGTCTCACATCAAGCGCATTCACATACCACATCACAGCACCAAGGCATACACACGGCACACCAACCATCTGTGCAATTTGCGCAATTGCGTTCATAATTTCCATTCTACCACACTCCTATCAATAATCTATTTGCATACAGCTCACAAACTTTATCAAGGAAATTGTAAGCTGTAGTCAGATCAATTTCCGATTGCATCATTCGTTGCGAAGTAGTAACACCAATGTTTCCATGTATTCTTCCCTCATGTGTTCCTTTTGTTGTTGATTCATCCAAACCATTTGTAACACTTCCATGTGAGGAATCAGCGCCAAACGTCTGGGAATCACTTCCGCTGTCAGTGGTGTTATCAGTGTTGGCAACTTCTGGATCGCTTGAATTAAATGCCGCAACTTTGTGTGTACTATCAGTAACTTTTCCAAAATTTGTTGTAATGTCACCCTTGTTAAACGTTTCTTCTGTATCTACTTTTCCCTTCTGAAAAGTGCCGCCGCCTTTATCTTCCCAACTTTCCATTCTATCATAATTTTCTATTGGATTGTACTCAAGCTGTGTTACTTCCCATAAGTGGTCAATAGTCCATTGCAAAGAACGTGCTACACTTGTAACATATCTTCTTAAATACGAGGGTTCTTGATAAACAGGAGTCAAATCACCATATGATAGCAAAAAGTGTTCAATAAGTTGATCTTTTGAAACACCTTTTATATAAATATCTGTAAAAATAGAACTGTCATACTCATACAACGTTGCTATTGGTATAATCGTTCTCACTCTTGTCACCCCCTCTATTGTTAGGATACCGCAAACGTGCGCGAATGTCAAGGTTATAATGACTGTTTACTTTTTCCAAACACTCGTTAATAGTTTCCACCCATAACTCACACTTAGACATGATAGCATTTTTACTTTCTTCAACTTCGTCTGTAATCATGCGTTCTTTCTTCTCGGGTGCTGTATAAATACCAATCTCCATATCAAATGCATGTTTGAGATTTTCAACGCTTTCCAACGCTGCCTTAACTACATTATAACATTTTTCAATATCATTGTTAAAGAACTCGTAAAGTGGTTTGCCTGTTTCCTTATCATAAAGAGCTTGATTGATTACAACTGCTAGCTGTCCCGACATGATATTATCAAAAGCAACTTTAAAAGTCTCCGCTGTGCTTTTGTTTTTGGCTGTAAAAATAAAACCAAACTTTGCTAGAGCACTAGCAACATCATGATTAGATAGCGTCATGGCTACACGTTGCGCATATGAATTTATCAAGTCGCCAATGCCGCACCAATCAGGTGCTAATTTTACAATCTCACAATCTTCTCCTATTTTCAAATCGCCATTAAAAGAAGCGTCAAAAGCGGGGTTCGCGACTACATAGTTAGTAGGCTGATACTGAACATCAAAGCCATAAGGCGAACCGTGTTGAGGTATGAGTCCAAACTTTGCGGTATTCATAACGCAAAAGTTACCTTTTAAAAACAAAAGAGGATAGATATAATTTTTCGCCCAGTTTTTAGGCATACCGTCAAAAATGATAAGACTTTCAGCACGTTGCAAAAAGTATCTAAAATATGTTGCATAGTCCCATGTATTGTTAATGTGAATCATATTTGGATTTTGCCTTGACTCATACTCGTTAATAATAGGACTTGATACACCTTCCCCAACATAATATCCACTATATACAAACGGTTTCATTCTATAAACATACCTCCATTCAAAAAGTTAATGATAATTGCAGTTCCGTTTGCAGTTGCATTACATTTAATATTCGCGTTTCTACACTTAATAAAACCAGATAATTCGCTTAATGTTTTAACTTTACAACATGGGTACCCTTGATATAGTAAATTTGTTTCAACTTGTGTGTAAAATTCTCCTATCAAATACACCAAATTGTTTACATAAATCGAACCACTACCACCACTACTTGATACACGCGGTACAGCCGTCTCTAGTCCAGACATTATACCACTGGTAATGACAGCAGTTGCATTTAAAAAATTGCTTGCCGCCCCAACTGGGTTCACTTCCATTGCAGATTCTACACTTTTCCCCACGCTATCTGCAAAAGACATTGCACTAGCTAGCTGTACTTGTGATGTACCTATAATATTTGTTTGTCTTGCAGAGAAACCAACTGGAATTCCACAATTGCCATTTAAAGATGTTACAAGTGTTGACCCGCTTAAAATTGAAATATCACAGCCACCATTGATATCAATAGTATAATCTATCAGTAGCGTATCTGCTAACAAATTTGGATTAAGCGGAATTGTTCCATAGAACGGCACTTGTAAAGTATAGTGTGCAAAGGGAGCGTATTTCAGATAAGGAAATTCTGTATCACCAGATTTATCTGGTTTTGGTATTGTAACACTTACCGACTTGCTAAAAGTATCTTTTGTAGATACTTGCCACCCCGGTATTCCCGTGTCGACATATCCCAACGTTACATTAACTGGTGTACCACCGGGAGATTGGAAAGGAAGCCACATAGCAGAAAGTAAGTAGTCTTGCGGTCTTGCTACCTCTTTAGCAACTCCCTCATGATTTTGTAAAAAGTCGTTTAGTCCAGTTGTATACTCAGCTGTGTATAAGTATGAACACAAACGATTAAAATTAGCAACTGTTAGAATTGTAAAACCATTTCCAGATTTCCCCGCTGTACAAATTACAACACAGCCGCTTGAGTCAACCGCTAAAGTTGAGCTTGCCACTTTAACAGTCGGTTTACAAAGAGTCGGTAACATTGTATCAATGATAAATGGATTTCTGATAGTAAGTGATCCCCTTTCCACATAGGCAGTATTAGAAAGAATTTCATCTTTGTAACTTGCCAAATAATCACACGTACATGATATTTCATATGTAGATTCTACATATGTAACATCATTAACAAAATAATATCTTCCAAACGTTTCACAGTATGCAACATTCCAATCAAAAGGAGCAACGTTTTGCAAAATAAAAGTTGGATTTTCTACACTTGTACCACTTTTAAGCACACATTGCACACCTTCTGCCAATGTTGGTATTTTCGTGCTATTTATTCTTTTGTCTGATTTTCCAAATTTAACTTCAAATGCCATTGCCATGTGTACTCCTTTTCAAGAAAAGGGGCATAATGCCCCTTATGTTTAATCAAGCAAAATCAAAATTGCGTTTTCTGTGAAATCAACCGGAGTCTTGAAAGTGTAATGATTCCAACCGTTTCTGTATCCGTAACGTGCATTGAACGGTTCGGTCGCGCTCCATTGATCAATAGGCACAATTCCCATTGTATCAATATCCATCATGATTCCTAGAACGTTGTCAACCGTTTGATCTGCAAGTGTAAACTTTGTTACGCCATCTGGTTTTACACCCTCAGCACTTCCCTTGATTTGCATTGGATTAGAAGGGTCAGTCCAGAAAGTGACTTTTTCATAATCGCCAAGCTCTGCCTTTTCTGGGTGGAAAAACTCGCTGCCATTGGCTTCAAAATAATTTCCAAATTTTGAAACCAGATAAAATCTAAGGTCTGCGGCATCTGTGTGACGGTTTACAACTTTACCATTGAAATCACCATGAAAACGAGTGCCACGAATAGCCAAGTTTTCTTTAAGTGTTTTCAACTCTGCGGAAAGCCAAACCATAAATGGTCTAAAATCATCCGGATTCATGATCGTTTTTGCAGTCATAGCTAGCCCTGTCTCAGCATTGTACTTTGTTAATGCATGAAAAACCTGATCTTTCTTACACATATTGCCGCTTGTTGGTGCGGCTTTACCAGCATCTGCTAGGATAATTGCAAGGTTTGCAAGCTGTGCACGAGAGCGATTCTCTAAGTCAATCTCATAAATGTTTGAAAATTCAGTCATAAGCATGGAAAAATAAGATGCCACTCCTGATTCTGAATTAAATGCTGCATTGATCTGATTTTTATAAATTGTGTATTTTCTTGCAAAAGTTTGACCACCGCTTGCAATTGTAAGAAGCACATCATACTTAATTGGTTTCGTACCCGCTTTCCAATCTTGACTTGCTTCTGGTTTAGCAAGTTCAACGTTGATATTCCATTCGTCATTATCAACGTTTGAATCGTTTACAATTGGTGTAAACTTTCTAATGTAGTTACCAAAGCGTTGTTCATCCCAAACCATACCAGAAAGCTTACGTGAATAAGGACGGATTGAATAAATTGATTTTGCAAGTACAGTAGGAATGATTTGATAGAGGTTATCATCTTCTCTATCGAACCCCATTTTAAATGTGTTTTGCATTTGACCAAAAGTCAACTTTTGCGCTGAAGTTCTACCAGTATATTGATTATACATTTCAGTAAGTAACGGCGCAATTTGCGTATATGTTAGATTTGCCATTATTACATGCCTCCTTTAAAAGAATCTACTAATATCCGTGTCAGAATGTGATCCACCAAAGTTTTGTTTGCCGTTTGCAAGCTGCTGTGCTTTTACAAGAGCTGCTGCAAACTTTTCATAATCAAAACTTTCTGACTTCTGATCTGTCTTCTGATCTGACTTCTGATCTGTCTTCTTATCTGACTTCTGATCTGTCTTCTGATCTGTCTTCTGATCTGTCTTCTGATCTGACTTCTGATCTGTAACATCAAGCTTGTCAATTTCTTCCTTACTGTAGCCTGCATTTACAAGCTTTAAAATTTCATCAATTTTCATACTTTAACCTTCTTTCTTTATTTGTTGACAGCTGTAAACAGAATCGAACTGTTACCTTGTGATTCAAAGTCACACGCGCTACCATCTACGCTATACAGCAATAAAAGGCAGTTTGTTCGTTGTCCCCAACATGCACACACTGGCTAGTGTTTGGATAGTGCAACCGCCTTTATTTATTATATACCATTTATATTATTGTTTGTCAATTACAACTTTACAAAATATCATACCATGATACGCAATCAAAAGATGCTAAAAAATCACACTGTGTTTCATAGTCTGAAAATGTTATGTCACCACTTATAAACATTGGTTTTAGATACTTTTTACTACTAGTTTGCCACCTCTCTAATGACGATGGTGAAGCATCAAAAACATCATCACAATGAGAGCGCATAGGTTTAGTCACGTAAAATTTAAAATCTGACTTATGCAACCAAACTGAAAACAGAGGTGTTTTCATGTCGTGCGTATACTCTTTTAAGTTTTGGTGCCGTATTCTATCATCTTCCAAATCCATAAACTCATTGTCTAATTCCATTTTTGCTCTACCTTTTGGAAGGTTTCTGTAAAAAGCGTTTTGTCTCTTTTTCTCTGATACTGGAGAGCTAAACGGAAGTATAAGTGTTGTCTCACACCTATCTACTTGTGTAATCTCTGTTCTTTCTTTTACTGCTTTGTAGCAGTCTGGGATAAGTCTATACCCAATTAAAATATTCGACATAATTGCGTTGGAATTCCCAAAAAACCAAGTTCTAATTTTTTCCGTTTCTGACTCGGGGCGGTTTCTGAAAAGCACTTCCATGATATTTTTATAAGCTTGAAATTCATTTTTTATAGGTCTGTCACCTTTTTGGGGGATAAACTCATCAAAAATTACATCATAAAAGCGTGTAAAATCTATACCAGTTTTGTTTTGGAAAGTAGACAGAGAAACACCTACTATAAAAGGTTTATCGTTTTGCAAGTCCTCGTCTGTCAGATATGCCTTGCCATAACCTTTTTTGTCGTTATATTTCAAACGAATATCTTCCCCAAACCAGTCTGGTTTTACAAAGTCTCCAATTGTTGAAAAACTATTTTCAAGTGCAACGTTTGTTCTACGCACATACAAAATTGGTAACTTACTTTCATTCCATATATCACATATTAAGTGAGACTTTCCAATACCTCTGCCACCTATTATATCAATGTAACGTTGTCCAACGTCGCAAATATATTTATAATTTAAATACCCGTTTTCTTTATAAAGTCCCATATTTGCACCTCTCTAAATTTAAAAGGGGTGAGCTTGTGAGACTCACCCTTGAACAACTTGTATTTCTTCCCTCTACCACCCAACCATTATTTATACAAGTTCAAAATTCATGTAGGTACGACCTGCTTTACTCTGCGACCGTGTCAGCTTGAACTGTAAATTGTATGTTTCCATAAAATGGAAAGCACTTTCAGCCGTCTTGATAACAGTTGGACTTGATGTTGCAATTGTTACTACTTCGCCTGTATCAAGATCAGTATTATAGAAAACTGCAACTTCTTTTCCGTCATCTGCCGTATAACGTACATAATCAGTAACGTTTATAACGCTGCCATCGGATAAATTTTTCATTAACAGGTGATTGTCATTTGTCATCTTAAACATTTCTTTCTTGTCAAACTCTCTTGATTGCATTTCAATTCTCATTTCATTATCCTCTTTTCTTTTATTAGGGTATCTTTCCTTTACAAGTATATAATAACTTATTTACAAAAGTTTTGCAAATAAAACGTTATTTATTCGGCTATTTCATCAATTATAGTATAATTCTTTATTTGATCATCTGCGAGACCTATTTCATAGTCACGTGCTATCATACAACTATACCCTGTATACTCGGTTATTGCTTCTTTACCTTGATAATCAGTGACTTTTACTTTTGTAATAGTATCACTATCGTTGTACCAAATCTGAAAACCACCACTATTTTTTATTTTAAAACATTCTCTAAAGTTATCAAGGTTTTTAATCACTTCTACCCCCCTTGCTTTTTTAACTCCTGATATGGTACAGCCAAAATAAGTTGTATCTTTTGTTTCTTTGTATGCATTGAAACAATACTTTTTTGCACCTAATGTTTTAAAATCTTTGTATTCGGGTTCATACTTGTTTTCTGACTTCACATCGCTTTCACAGTCAAAATAGCCAATATAATATTTTTTACCGTCAATGTCAACAAAAGTATTAGTTTTTTCGCATAGCTCATATATCCAATTATTTAATTCTGTCAATTTGTCAAAATTAAAGTTAGTTGCTTTACAACTATCGGTATCACAGTATATATAGCTACTCTCAGCACATGCTAAAATTCTCCGCAAGTGCTTTCTTGCGTGGGCAGTTGTGTATACCCCCCAAACATAAGGTAATACACTTTTTCCACTTTGCTCTTCGATTGATTTTTCAGTTGGCACTCTAAAACCGCTTGCATCAACTTTTTCTTTATACTCTCTATCATTTTCATACTTGCTATATGAAAATTCTTGCCATTCGTTTTCCAAATACAACATAATAGGATGTATAGGGTCTGTAGCCGCCATTCCATAAATGCCATTTAATTTATTTTTGGCTTTCATTAGATCATACTCCGCTTCTTCTCTTTCTTTACTATTTGGGGCGGTATGTTTAACTGCTATTTTAAGTTTTGTTTTCGCCGTAAAGTATTCCATTATAACACTTCTTACATCATCTGGAATATATCCATAACGTGCGGTATAGAGTGTATCTTCTATGATTTCAATGCTGTCTCTATCAAAATCGTAGCACTCTTCGATTATAGAAAAATCTATATCTGTCACAGTTGTTTCTAGCTCTGCCGCTTTCCATACTCTGCCGTTGTCGGGATCAACCCCTTGCAAGTTGCGGCATTTGCTTATTGATAGATACGGATTGTATTGATCTTCTTTAAGTCTTACGTTTGTAAGCTTTATTTGTGCTATCCATGCAAGCTGTTTACTTTTTATATACTTTAAACATTTTGACGTTACGGGCATTTTTTCAAATGCTGTTACTGGAAATTGCATCAAAAGAAGCATAGCCGGATACATGCTCGATGCATCAAAACTATAAACGTCATGATATATTTTCGCGCACTTTATCATATTTGCGTGAGTATCGCCACCTCGAAAAGCTTCTTTCAAAAGTTTATATGTTTTGTCGTTTAAAGCTAGCTTTTTCTTTAGCAGTCGGGTGGTAGTGCCTTTTCGTATAGCTCTTTTCATATCACGCCGCACATAAGAGGTACTTGTCAGCGGCACAGTTGCAATAGTATCTTTATCTTTTGTAAGCATGTATCTTATTGCTTCCCACAAACCTAGTGTATCATTGATGATATATCCCCACTCGGTAGGATTGATATAGCTTTCATTGTGCCTGATAAGTGAATAGTCCAAATCACCTTTTGCTTTTATGTGTTGACATCCTGCCATTTTCTTTGTAAAGTTATCGAGCGACATATTTGTGAGCTTGTAACTACACCTCAATTCAATACCGCGTTTCTTTAATCGCCACACAAGCGGTTTACGTTTACCAGTTGCAAACACTTCGCTATAGTCGTTTAAATATCCAATCATAAAAGAAAATTCAAAAGGCAGATTGTGAACGTAAATAACAAAATAGCGTGACTCGCTAGTTTTGTAGTAGGCTTGAATTTTATCTAACAACGAAATAAAATCTCTCCAATATCTGCCTTGCACTTCTTCCCCGTCAATGCACGCTGACCAAACATACATAAAAGCATCAATAGGCTTTGTTACTTCTTCGCCTTGATAATCTTTCTCAATTCGAGTCCGTGAAGTTGTTTCAATGTCAAAAGTTCCAAATTGATCAATATAATACGGACTATCTTTCTTTTTGCCTAAAGGCTTGTGTAGAGAAAAGCCATGTGACGGCACATAGTCCGTCACTGACTTCACTTCTATATCATCATATTGATTCGACCTATTTAAACATTGAACTATCATAATTATAACTCCTGTTTTATAGCTTTTGGTTTTGGCTTCGCTCGATTGCTCTTGTATAGTTTGTTTGCCGCTTTAAATTCTCGTGCTTTATCTTTCCATGATAGCGAACTATTTTGTATAATTGCAACCCTAAACTCCGCCTGATCTTTTAAATTCGGATACAATTCCTCCGATGCTTTAAAAAGTTCTTGCAAGCCCCCTCGGTTATTTGTATTTATTGCCTCTGTTAACAGTGTAACAATTTGATCACTTGATAACTTTGCATATTTTTTATCTGCTAAATAATGCAAGGTATTGAAAAGCTTATCACGAACGCTTTTGCTAAGGTTAGATATATCAACCCCGTAACGTTCCTTGAATGTTGCAACACGCTTGTTTTCTACTTCAATACTGCCTCTTGCGGTTGAAGCTTTTGCTTCAAGATAGTGCAAAAGTTTGTTTTCGAGTGCTCTTAATTCACGGATTGAAAAATCTTTATAAACTGCTTTACCAGTTGACACATAAGAAGCATTATAGGAAACGTGCTTGTTAAAGTAATCAACCGCGTCTTGATATCTGAAAAGTGCTGTTCTATCTTCTGTGATTCTGCCTTTTGATATTGCAGTTGTTAAAGTTTTGGCACGCTTGTTTGCAACGTTGGCAAGTTTGCCAACACGTGCGATATATTCTGACTTGCTTGAAGTGGACTCGATAGAATCATAGTGCCAACGTGTGAAATATTTTGCTTGAATTTCTGTCTGTTTCATAACTCGATACCTCTCTTTTCTAATCTTTCTTTAATCAAATCATATTTGTAGTTATGTGGTGTAATTTCTCTAAAAATCTTTGCTATTGCATCCACACTATAAGCATTCTGTCTAAGGACTAAAACAATATAGTCAACTGCTTCAAGTCCTTCTTTATATGAGCACTTCATCACATCCGATGACACTTTATACCATGTTGTCGTTTCGATATCAGCCACCGCTTGCGAAAGCATTGCATGTTCCAACATTTCATAAGGTGTTAGCTTACTATTTATAATGCCGTCTTTAGGTCTTTTCATTTCTTATATCTCCTTGAGTTTTTCTTTTATTGTATCATGTAATTGTTAACAAATAAAGTATAAATTATGAATAGAGTGTTAACAAATTATTGTTATAGTTGTGATAGAACAGTGATACGAACAAATGATCTATAAGCGAGTGAACGACTAAGGGACGGAGTCCCGAAGGAGTACCGATAGAATTGTCTGACAATTAAGAGGGAACTTTCCTTTTGTATTTACTTCTTAAAAGGTATC